CGCCGGACGCGAGGCAGAGATCGGACCATGACAGCGATGTCGTGCCGAGCGCCGCTGCGTCATTGGTCGCGGGCGTCGCCGCGCCCGAGGCGAGCGTGAGCGATGTGAGCCCGGTGATCGTGCCGCCCGTAATCGCCACGCTGGACGCCGCCTGCGCCGCCAGCGTACCGGACAGCCCCTGCACGACGTTGGTGCCATCGCAGTAGACCCACTGCGCTGTGCCCGGCGCGATGGCGACGCCAGTGCCGGCTGCGGTCTTGAACGTGACGTTGAACCCGCCGCTGGTCGAGTTCTTGGCGAGGTAGAGTTTGTTCGCCGTTGGCACAACCACGTTGCGGTTGCCCGTCAGCGCGCCGGTCAGGTTGACGACGGCGTTGCGCGCCTGGTTTGACACGTAGTCGGTGTTGGTGAGCGTCAGGTTGGCGACGTCGCCCTGCGCCACGCTGAGCACGCCGGTGATGGCCTGCTCGAGCAACGTACCGAGATTGGTGTTGGTGGTGTCGCCCCATGTGCCGGACTTGTCGCCGGTCTGCATGAGCTCCAGCCGGAGCGATGTCGAGGGAGAGCTTGCCATCTAGGTCCTCATTACGTCACAACCGGGGTCCACCCGCCGCCCGGTCCTGTCGGAACCGGTACCCAGTTACCGGGCACATCCGGGTTGATGGGGTTCCAGATCAATATACTGCCTAGCGCGCCTTGGGTAGATACCCCGAGCGGGAAGATGTTTGCTGCGCCGGATACGTAGACCACGCCGAGTTCGGTGATGGCCGCCACTTCGGCCAGGAAGACCCGCGCCTGCGCGTCGACGTCGAGGTCGCCAAGTTCGGCGGTGACCGCGAAGCCGGTAAGGTCGATGTTCGCTTCGGCAGTGACCGTAACCGACCCGAGAGCCGTCGCGGCAACGACGCCGGTGATCCGGATGCCGATCGTTGGTGTGACGTCACCGAGTTCGGTGGTAGCCTCTTCGCCCGTCAGCGCAACGCTGGCGTCGGCGCTGACAAGCAGGTTGCCAAGCGTGCCGGTCGCGCTGACGCCAGTGACCGGAACCGCCAGACTGGGCTGTACCGTGATCGTGCCGAGCGTGACCGTCGTCGAGACGTTGGTCGGCAGGATGTTGGCTTCGCCAGTGACCGTCAGCGAGCCAAGCGTACCGGTGGCCGAGACGCTGGTCAGGCTGACGATCTCGTAGGCGCCGGTGCCCCACGGCCCCTGCCCCCACCCTATGCGGCCCCAGCCGGTGGTCATGTGCGCCTCCTACGGGGCGCCGGGCTTACACCAGGCGGATGATGGCGTTCGACGCGTCGGCTGTGGGGAAGATGATCGTCAGGTCGCCGGCTGTCGCCGTCTTGTCGCCGCCGAAGTTGAACACCGCGACGGCCTCGTTACCCACCGTGTCGTCGTAGATCAGGCAGCCCGAAGTCGTGATCGTGACATTGGAGAACACCAGATCGGCGAAGTCGGTGAAGGCCGTGGTGCCGCTCGATGTCGGGGTGACATTGGTCAGCGCCGCGCCGCCCGCCACGTAGTTCGCGCCCGATGCTTCGTCGGCGCCCATGGCGCTGTAGTTGGTCGTGCCCGCGCCGAAGGTCCCGACGATGCTGGCCTGCGCCCGGAAGAGCGCTAGGTTGAAAACGTCGCCCGTGGTGTTGGTGAAGTTGTAGCTGCCCTTGAGCAGCCCGACCTTGAAACTCGTGCACATCGCCTGCGTGATCGCCATCAGAGACTCCTTACCAGTTCGGCCGCGACCGTCTCGCCGGCGTCATTTAGCACATTCCAGATCGTCGTGCGTTCGCTTTTCTGCGCCTGCGCGAAAGCCTGCTGCAGGAGGACTTCGAGGCGAGCGTACTGCGCGTCGGCCTTGAGCCGTTCAAGCTCGGGCAGGTTGGGGCTCACGTACAGGATCTTGCCGATCACCATGCGCGTCAGTTCTTCGGGGTTCAGCCCGCGCCCACTGGTGGCGATGGTCTCGACCGTACCGAGGCGTGGTCCTGTGTCGACGCTGAGCATTATGCGACTTCTGCCTTTCGCTTCTCACCCGACCGGTACGTGTCCTTGCGGTCACGGCTCTCGCCGAGGTTCTTGAGGCCCTGTAGCCCCACGAGGAACTCCTGGCCGTATGTATCGCCCATATTGTCGATGCCTGCAACGCGCTTGAGGTAGTTCGAGCTTTCGCTGAGCGTGCCGTAGAGCAGGCACTTGTAGGCGTTGTTCGACAGCCACGTCCCGGTCGGGGAGTCGACCAGCGACTCCGGCTTGAAGAAGTAATTCAACTGCGTGACGTAAGCGGCGTCGGGGGACGGGCCGATGATAATCGTGGTGTTGTCCGGGTCAGCATCGAACTGCGCGTAGCAGAACGGCTCACCGGTGTCGGTGGCGTCGGGGTAGACCTCGCGGATATACTCGACGTCCTTGTTGAGCAGGAACTTCCAGCCAGTGACCGTCTCGATCGACAAACTGCTGGCTGCGAGGAACCCATTGGGGAGCGTCAGGTACGGATTGCCGAGCGTCATCGTACCCGTCTGCGCCGCCCGAAAGAACGGCGCCTGCACGGTGTAGAAAATCTGCTCTTCCGTATTCTGGATGAACCGCGGGATCTGCGCAACGAAGTCAGCGTCATCGTACGTGGTGTACAAAATCACTGTTGCGGTGAGTTCGTCGAGTGTGGTCATTTCACGTTTTTCTTACTGACGAACTCAAAACGCAACCCGGTTACGGTAGCCCGTCCGCTAATAGCTTTGGCGCTCGTTGCTCCCAGATGAAGCCCGTAAAATTTATCCGCCGCGCGGCAACTCGGAAATTCGCGTCCGTCTGTTAGGCACCTAACTGGTACTCTACGAGCTTCCCTTAACCACGTCGGCTCGCGCGCCCACGCTGCTTTTTCTTTATCTGTAGGGCCGCGCGCCAAGCGAGTAGCCTTTATCTTGGCTATCGTTTCCGGACTTACCGGGTGACCTTTATTTCCTGCGCTTATTTTGCGCTTGGTTTCATCGCTTACCGGGTGACTACGTTGTGGGGCTGGCACGCCTTTCTGCGCGGCGCTTATTTTTCGGCGCGTCGATTCGGCCAACGCGCCACCTCCGTCGCCTCCTGCCCGGAGGTTGTATTCTGGTCGGTGCTTAGCGATTGCCTCGAATTCGTACAGCTTGGCTAAGTCCATGTCGTCGAAATCTGCCAGCACCTCAAAGATGAAGCTACCTTCACCGTATTTACGAAGCGCCTTATGGAAAACGTGCCCTCTACCCTGCCGCGCATCAGAGCGGTGCTGCGTCTCTCGTTTAGCCAACGTCCGTGTCGTGAAGCCGATATAGCGATGCCCATTCACGACATTGCGTGCCTGGTAGACGATCGCGGTAATCGGCTGGGCGGCGCTCACTTCCGCCCGCTATCCTTCGCAATCCGCCCGGCATGGTAGTCCTCGGATCGAGCGAACACCGCCTTGTCCTTGGCGGACAGCGTCGAGGGAGCCAGCTGCGGACTGATGCAGTAGCGGTCGATGGGCGCGACGTTGGCGGGCTTGCGCGCGGCGCCAAAACCTCGGGTCTGCATGGTCATTTGATCTTCTTGCTCCCAGCTGCGGGCGCCATGGCGCTCTTTTCCAGACGACCGAGGCCGCCGGCTGCGCTGGCGGTCATTTTCTTGGGGACGATTACCTTGCTCGTTTTCATGCCGATCTCCTTAGACGATCAATACCGTGAGGTTGCCGACGCTGCAAGTTATGCTGACAAGCGGTGAGCCAATCGGCATCCAGCCAAAATAAGTTGTCGAGCCTTGTAGCCCGGTATCGGGGCGCGGGTTTATCAGCGACTGAGGATCGGTTAGCCCCGCAGTGAACCGACCGAGTTGCAGTTGCGGGTTATCCTTGTCCCAACAAACCTGGCACGCTTTCGTGCCGGTCGGGCGCTGGTCAAAAATGACCGCTTTCAGCTCATTCAAGCGAAACGAGAACCCGCAGATGTCGCAAAGGCCTAGTGCCCACCGCGGCGAAATCTGGTTCGAGGCCATCAGTTATAGGTCCTGTACGTCGACCCGCGTGGGATGATCTGGAGCGTGCTCTTATCGCGGTCCTCTTCGCTCGCGGCCTGCCACGCCTCAGCGTATTCGGCCTTCAAAGTCTGGACTAGATTGGGGTCATCGCGCCGTTTCTTCTGCGCGATGTAGTAGGCAAGCCCCGCAACGAACACGGGCAGAAAACGGAAGGGGAAATCGCCGGTGTTGGTGAATGCCCCCGCGTCCTGAATACGGCGCAAACAATGAAACACGAGCGTGTACGGCCCGCCATCGCCCGGCAAAGGCCAGAGGTTCACCGTAATACCGTCTGTGCCGCGGTGGTAGTAGGCTTCCGTAGGACGGCCGAGGACGGTCGGGTTGGTGCGTGTGGCCTGTGTGCTGACGCTGACACGTGTTACGTTGAGCCGCGAAATCTGAGACGACGACCCGGAGGGAGGGAGCTGCACGACCTGTTCGATCACGTCCACAATGTCCGCGCCAAGAAAGTATGCGCCGACGCCGTAGGTCAGAAGCTGTGTTTCCTCAAGGTAGGTCCATAGGTTTAGACCCTTGTTACTCCACTCCTGCAGCATGAGGTTGATAGACCGGCGCGACGTTCTTGCGTCGTAGCCTCCCCTCACCTCCAAACCACAGCGTTCCCAGGACTCTTCAATGGCCTCTATCATGTTGAGCGTGAAATCTGTCGTGCCGCTAGTGGTCATGCTGACGCTACCATTTCACCTTGTTGGCCCAGTACGCGGCGGACATCTTGCCCTTGTCGATGTTTTTGGCGTGCCGGGCCTTGAACGCCTCGTTACGCGCCGTTCCGTCTGGAGAGCCCTTGACGCCTTTTTGCCCGAACCGGATCAGCTTGGTGGTTTCTCCGGATTTGGCAAGCACCGCGTGCGATTTGCTCGGGTGATCCGGAGTAGCCTTGGGCTTGTTGTACCCAGAAAACGTTTCTCTGCCGCGCTTTACCGTCATGCCGCCCCCACTCCGATCATATACGCATTCAAGGCGTTATAAACCGCAAGCTGTTCCGGCGCCGAAAGACTTGACCCCGCAAAAGCCGCGCCGTGCTGGAAGGTGTTAAACCCGACCCCGGAAAAACTGCACAGATACAGATTGAGGCTGTTCATAGCCGTCGACGCAGTCGTTGCGGACCCCACCGACACACCGTTTCGGTACCCCTGCATTGCCCCGGCCGCCGAGCGGTTGGCTACTGTCAGCCCCTTGGTCACCACCGACGCCACGGAAAGTGCCGTTGCCTGGTTAACGCGAAACGAGGCCGTTCCACCACCGCTGCGCGGCGCAACCGTCA